TATTACAACATTATAAAGTATCAGAAGATTTAATTAAAAATTATCGTAATGTATTAGGAGAACATAAAGATAAAGAAGATAAAATTAGAGGTGATAATAAACTACAAAAACAAAAAGATAAAGATAATGCGATGTCATTAGAAGATATAAATAAAAAATATGATGAATATAATATTTATGAAAATAATAAATTAGATCCTAATAAGTTATTATATAAATTAATTGTAGCATTCTATTTCAAAAACAATGTTATATTAAGAAATGATTTATCTAATTTTAAAATAGCATCAGATAAAAAGAAAGATTTAAATACAGATTTTAATTATATAATTCTAAAAGGAGATAAACCAAATAAAATAATTATGTTAAATTATAAAACTGCACCTACATATGGTAAACAAACATTTGAGATAACAAATGAATTATCTGAGTTATTAAAAGAATATTTTAATATATTTAAAAAACAATCTGGTGATTTCTTATTTTCAATGCCCGATGGAGAACAAATAAAGAGAAACACATTTTTAAAATATATTACTAAATCTATGGATGAGGTTTTAGGCTCACCGTTAAATATTGATTTAATAAGAAGTATTATAATATCCCATTACTATGATAAGCCGATGTCTATAAATGATAAAAAAAATCTAGCCCTTCGCTTTCTTCACAGTCCATCTATGGCATCTGAATATGTTAAGTTGGATTTAATGGATGATTAATTTAAATAAATTTAATTATTTTTATTTATATATAAAAAATATGTAAATAATTAGACAAAATCATATATATTGTGGGGTATTTGGTCATATATAACGTTATATATTATGCTTTTTATGCTTTTATATATCATATTGTCCATATATTTAAATATTTTTACTTATATATAAACAATAATTAAATAAATTTTAATAATTTTTAATATAAAAAATAATATATAATAGTAATATATATGGGCGGTCAACAAAAGATAAAACAACAACGAAGACAAGAACGAGAACAAATAAAAAAAGAATTAATGAATCAATCAAAAGAGTATGATGATATTTATAAAGATAAAAAAGTTCATACAATGGTATTTGATATTAATCAAAAGAATAAAATAAAAAATACAAAACCAGATTACATTACATTATATAATGAACAAACAGGGAAAATTATAAAAACATTTAACATGCATCAGTTAGCTGATAAAGTTATTGATAATTTAAATAATGATAAAGATAATCTAAATAAAATTATTGATGATAATGATAATAAAATTTAATCTCTTCCAATTTCTAAATTAGGATCTAATCTATTCAATGTTTCTATTGAATGTTCTTTTAATATATTTTTACTTTCTGATGGGATAACTAAATCATTTGCAGAATATCCTTGTAATGGATTTAATGAACTTACAATATCTTTCTGTGTTCTTATGTCATATTGATTTAAATGTTTAGTATTAGAAAATGGACGAGTTGCTTTATTAAGTGTTATAATTTCATGGGTAGGACTTCCTAATAATTCAGCTTGTAAACCCCCCTGTGAATGACCTATCGTTGATATATTATTATCTCCATATTTTTTACTTGCATCATCTTGCACCTTTTTTGCTTTTTTATATCTGGATGTATGTTTATATAATTTCTTACCTCCTAAACCGTAAACAAAATTATTAAACCAATCAGTTAATCCACTTGTCCCCATATGTGTAACAACCGCTTTGTTTGTCTTTGGGTCATAATATACTTTACTTGTTTTACTTGATAAAGTTTTATCCATTAAATAATTATCAACTTTATCTTTTGGTTCATAAGAAGCATTTAATAAATTTTTTAAAGTATTGACTTTTAATTTACCCCCCTCAGTATTATGATGAATTAATGTATATGTTAAAACCATTATATAATTATATTATATATTTTATTTAATTCTCAAAACATTTTTAGGGTCTGTAAAAAAATCATTAATATTATTTAATCCTTGTAATGTTAATAATACAACTAAATTATCTGATGATAAATATTTATCTTGATTATTAAAAAATAAATGTCTAAATGAATCATTCGGAATATCTTTTAATAAGCATTTCATTGTAGACCATCTGCCACAATCTCCGGTGTTGGGATTTTTACTTTGAAAGTCTTTTTTATTATAATCAAATGGTCTAGGGTCATCTTGAATTAATTGACTTAGATATAATGGGAAATGTGCTTTATCGTATGGAACTAATCCATGAGTTATTGGTGCATCTGGTGGATAACCATATGAATCCTGAAAATAAACTGATTTACTATTGTCTTGTTCAACTAGACAGACCCAATGACCACTATTGCGGGATACTTCATACAATATAACAACATAACCTTCTTTTCCTAATAATTGACTTAATGATTTATATTTATTTAATTGTGAATATGGAACCGGATTTTTATGAATTAATTTAAATATATCATCACCACTTAAATCTTGTTTTCTAAAATAATCAACAAGTTTTTCTATACCTGACATAATATAATATATATTAATATTATATTATTATTATTATTATTTAAAAAAATGTTGGTGCTCCTATGGCGTTAAATGCTTTTGTCCCCACTTGTCCTATCTGTTGGAGCCCAGGAAGGGGTATTTTGGAGGCGATTGCGAACGGTGCAGTTAAGCCCTTAAAAAACATATCTGCGAACGATCCTGCATGTAATGGACCAACACTGTGAGCCATAGGAAGAGCACCCGCAGTCATAGCACCGCCTTTTTTAGGACGACCCCGTGTCTTCTTACCTTTTTCTAAACCAAGACCAAGCATATGACCAAAAGGAACTATGTCGCCAAATATTGAACCACCTTTTTCATCTAATCCGGCAGCAGTCATAGCACCGCCTTTTTTAGATGGACGTCCTCTCTTTTTATGTAATCCTGCGGCAGTCATAACACCACCTTTTTTATCTTCAAGACCAAGCCCAAGCATATGACCAAAAGGCACTATATCGCCTAATATTGAACCACCTTTCTTTTTTCTTACTAATTTGCCCGCAGTCATTGCACCGCCTTTTTTATCTTCAAGACCAAGACCAAGCATATGACCAAAAGGAACTATGTCGCCAAAAATTGACCCACCTTTAGAATCTAATCCTGCTGCGGTCATAGCACCTCCTTTTTTAGGACGACCCTTCCCCTTTTTAGCAGGCATATCACTCATACCACTTTTTTGTTTATGATATAATTCTGCGACTGCTTTCATTCTTTCTTTAGCGGGTAAATGTTTAAATTTGTGAATATGTTCTTTGACAAACATAGCGTATGAACTAACCATTATATATAATATATAATTATATTATTTAATTTTTATAATTTTTTAAATCGGAATTAATTGTATTTATAGCATATTTAATATTAGATGCTATTTCATCATCTTCTGAATTTTCTTCTAAACTATCATCATTAATAATTGGTGGTTTTATTTGTGTTATATTATTATAATATTCTAAATCATTTATAATATTATTTAATTTATTTAATATTATTTGAACATCTTTTTTTAATTCATAAAATTGTTTAATATCACTCATATATATTATATATTTATATATTTATATATTTATATTTTAATTTAATAATTATATTTATTAAATTAATTAATTAATCTATTTTCGAAAACCTTTACCAGCCATACCTGCAACATACCCGAGCGCCTTTTGACCGATGTCAGATTTAAGTGCATTGGCGGTTGTCCCTACAAGTGATTTAAGTGTGCCAAAAAGAGAACCACCTTGAACGGTTGGTTTTACAACTTCATCAGAAATCATACGACCATCTTTTGGTTGAGTTTGAAGGGCTTGTTGAACTTCGGAGTGAGAAAGTTCACCAAGATTAAACAGAGCAGATGATGGGGTAATAGATAAAACACCGCGATATACGGGGCAAACCATAAGTTCAACGTTATATTGTGCACCAGCAGCAGCACCAGCATAACGGAAAGGTTGATCATTGAAAGCCATATTACATTGGAAGTTTTGGTTAGCGGCAGCCTCCATAGGGAGCACATCGCCTGCCATAAGGTCGAGCCCGAGATCTAATGTTGGCGAAAGAAGGAGAACGGCTTGACCGTTGCACCAATCGTTCCAGCTACCCTTCCAACCGTTACGTTTAGAGATACGGTAGAGAGTTTTAGAAGATGCTGAAGCAAGGAGACCAGATTTTACACCGTAGTTAATCGAAATACCAGCAAGGGCTGAGCCTGCAGACCATTGACCAATACCGAAGAAGGTATCTGTTAAAGCCGTCTTTGCTACAGTTGTTGCATCTCGACCATTCATAGATTGACGAGCATAGATAGCAATTAAATCGGGTTGAGCAGAGAAACGAATTGTATCAGAGTTAATACCATTCATGTTATTGCTTCCGATTGTTGCTGGAAATTGTTTATTAAAATAAATTAAGTTCTCATATGGATATGATACAACTGGAGGAATTGTTACGAGGTCTTGAGGAACTTGGATATATTCCCATTCAAGACGAGCGTCTCTAATTTCAAGAGCTGTAAGACATGCGGGAAGATAACCACCAGCAAAAGCATTTGCTTGAGCGGCTACAAGCATATCATTATTATTTTGAAGGTTAAAAACCATAGACATAGTGTTGATATTAGCAAGGAAAGTCTCATTATCATAAGTTGTGAATGGTGAAATTATCAGGGGTTCTGAAATCTCAAAAGTAACAACGCGAGCATTTGAAGTCCCTGCTGCTGTTGCTTCGTATGTTGGGACGATTGAAATAGGTTTAAAAGATGCGCGATTTACACCAAGAGAATTCTCATAACGAGAAAGAACTTGATTTGCGCGTGTTTGAACATTTACACTTACAGTATTAGCAGCACCAAACGCAACACCGGCCGCAGGAGCAACACCACCAACGACGCCAGAAACAACTACGGGTTTATCGGCAACAAGACCAGCAAGATTGTCGGGTTGGCAAGGGCATTCGGTTGCTTGATTTTCAACCCAGTGTTTATCAAGACGACGCTGAATCCAATCAAGCATCATACGAGAATTGAGAGTTGTGGTTGCACCGTTAATTGTTAAAGAGAGTGTTGATGTAATTGATTGGAGGGGAAAGGCGCGAAGAACAGTATTTGCCGAAACAGTATTATTAAGAACATTATTAGGAAATACTGGGAAGTAATTAGCAGCTGGATATGCTACTGCACCACCTTGGGTTTCATCAACTGTAATTGCTATAGTGTAACGGATACGAGGATTACGACTGATTACTGTAGAAGCAAGTGAAGGAGTAATGATGGAGTTAAAGTTAATTATACCATTATATGGACCCGCTGAATCGCTAAGAACTTCAAAATAGTTAACATTATTTCCAGATACCTTTACAAGGGCGTGTGTTGTTTTACTGACATTGACTCGATTGTCAAGAACAAGCTGTATATCTTCTCTATTAGAACTCATTATATAATTATTATAGATTTTATTTTTATAACTAAAATAATAATATTTTATATCATTTTAGTTTATTATTTAAAATTTTTGGATAAATTGCAATTTCACACTTACGTTTTCGCCATTATTTATATATAATTCATAAGAAGTGCCATCTTTATACTCATAATATAATTGTATTTGTATATCATCTAATGAAAGATTTGAGCGTAAAAAGTAAGTTCTTAAAAAGTTAGGCTGAAAATAAATTGTTTGGTCTATATTCTCAATCCAATCAGTTGTTGGGCAATCTATATCAAAAAATATGTTATTACTATCGTTAAGACCAAAATAAGCACCAACAACATAAATTGAATTAGAACGAAATAGAATCTTATCAAGTTTATTAAATTTATTTATTGTTTTTACATGCTGGGTTGTTGTTTCTTGTTGTGTATTTAATGTTAGTTTATATAATTGTGATTGTTGGTCTAATGTTGATGTAAAATATACAATATTTAATAATGATTGATTAAAAAGAATACCATTACCCGATAATGTTAATGTTTGAGGATATGAAAGAGTGCATAAGCCTGTTTGATAATCTAATGATAATGATGGAGCCGTTCCTATTGTTCCCGCCCCCAATACTTGATTAATCTTTGTTGTTGCTTCTATAAAAGCGTTATTGATAGCATCTATAAGAACTGACATATTATATATATCTACTCTTCCGGCATCTATATCTGAGCCATTCTTTGTAAATATTCTATATGCTCCGGTTAATGATGATGTAAATTGTAGTGCTAAAGTTTCTGCATTTAATGCCTGAACTTTATTCTGTGTCTTATAAGATACCATATATTGATTATTAACATCATTTCTAGCAATTGCTCCACATTCATCTTGTAAATCTAAAGATGTTATAAGGTTTTGAGATTGTAGACCATAAAGATAAAGTTTTGAACTTAGAGTTTGTGCTGTATTTTGTGTATTAGAAAGATAATCATATGTTTGTGTAAATTCTGCTATCTGTGTAAATGTTATCGCATTATTACTTACATTTCCTTGGTATATTAGACCATCTGCTGAACCTAAACCATATAATTTATTTGGATTAGAACGTGATACAGTTACTGCTTTTAATGGTAGATTTGATGTAACTTGTGTCCATTTTTGGGTCATTGATGTTGTTGGTGATAAATATACTGTCCCTTTGTATGGTATCCATTGATTAACCATAAATGGCTGATTTGGCATATTTGCTGTTACCATATTATTTGTTGAATAACTAGCATTTTGAAATAACGACTTTATACTTAAATTGTTATAATCTGAGAAAGTAAGATCACCTTCAATAAATACTATAGAACTTATACCCTCATGAACATTTATCTGTGCAATATTTCTATCAGTTGTATAAATTAAATTTTGAGCCGCTGTCATTGTGTATGTATTATCGGTAAATGTGATCTTATAAATTTGTTGTCCTAAAGCTAAATTGTTCTGTTGTGTTTGACCAACTACAAATAATGAAACGGCTCCGTTATAGATATCATTCGGGTTAGAAGTAATATCGCATACATTTACATTATTAGGTAATGTAACCGTATTAACCAATGTTAAACTTTGGATACTATAAATATAAATGTTATTATCGACACCTGCTTCACATACCGCAATATGGTTCAAACCTAATTCACATATTGCATTAGCAAGTATACCAATATTTGGTATTGTATATACAACTGCTAAAGTTGAAACATTTCTCATTACTATTGATTGTGAACTGTTTTGATATGCAAATAATGCGAAACCATCTAAATATGTCATTGCTGTAAAACCTGTATCTAGATTTGGATGTGTGGAGATTAAACTATTGTCAAAAACACTATAAATATTTAACGTATATACTCCTTGAATATCAAAAGCAACAAACCATCTATATCCTTGTTTAAACATTCCTACTATGTCACTATTCCAAACTGAAAAATTATTTAATAATGAATTTTGTTGATTTCCATTTACATCCCATTGTCTTAATCCCCATGTAAAACTATTAGTTGGATAGTTTCCTACTAAATTATTAAATATTATTTCCATTTGTGCTGTTGGATTTTGTGATACATATAAATTATTATCATTACCAACTAAAAATATTTTATTTGTTGTTGATTGAATATCTACGTTTATCGGTGTAGGTGTTGGATTTGCTGAAATTTTAAATCCACCTAATGATGCCCACTGATTTGTAGGTGTTAAATTGTTATAATTCCAACAATAATATGAATATGTTGAGCCTAAACCAAATAACTGATTTGTTTTTTGTGCCGACCATAAACATCCATTTCTAATAGTTGTTATAGAGTTTGCCTGTGTATATGCTGCTGGGGGTGTATTAACTGGATACGGTGTTTTATATAAATAGTTATTTAGTCCCGTTCCCCAACCATTACCATCTAAAGTAATAGCGTAGGGTGATTCTATATTTCCCAAAGTATATTGAGCATCATCAATAACTCTATATACTACATTATTTTTAGTTCCATAAATATCATCATCAATTTGATCAGAATTTGATAAAATATAAGTATTAGCTGGAGAGTTTATATTTGCTAAATTTTGTAATTGTTTTATTGCTGATTCTACTATATCGGTCTGTGGTTCATATTGAGCATTATATAAAGTTACTGTATTTTGATTATAACCCACTATAATCTCGCCATCTGCTACACAAAATAATAAATTTGATAAAGGGTCGCCTGCTTGATTTGTTGTCAGTGTTTGTTTTTCTGTAATATTAACTTGTCCTTCGGTATTTAACATACCATAAATATAAACCGTTGGTGTAGGTGATTCATCACATATGTATAAGTTTTGACCTCTATCAATATAAATATGTTTTACATGAACAAATTCTAAAGTTTGTAATAAGATACCATCTGAACTTATAGCATATACTTTATTTGGAACTTCTGAAAGTGAATCTGAACCAACAACGAAATAATTTTGAAAATCATCTACAACAAAATTATAAACGTTTGGAACTAA